AAACCTTACAAATTTATCTTCTAAGTAATCTGGATCTCCAGCAAAACTAACATCGTAGTAAGGGTTTGGGCTAAATACTATTTCATCTCCAGGAGTGAAAGCTGGTATAGTACCTGTTATAGTAACCTCCCAATTAGGGGCTGAATAATTAGCTAAAGAAACTTGAGCTCCACTTATTATGACCAACTCACCATTACTACTATCTATATAACCAACAGTTGCTCCTATACCATAAGGTCCGTTTGGATCTGTTATATCACCTTCAATTAAGCTAACAGTATATACTCCAGCAGCATCACTTATATAAGTAGCAATACCACCATTAGGATAGTATTTACTAACTAAATCTTTCATTGTAGTTTCGTAGCTACCAGGTACTAAAGTACTTTCTGTCCATAAATCAATAGGAGTGTATGGATTATATTTAGCTACAGATATTTGATCTTCTGTGGTATAATGTGTTGGATTTTCTAAATTGTTAGGATTAGCTAAGTCTACAGCTATTTTTCTAGGTTGATTTCTATTGTCAGTAAAAAACAATAAACCTTCTATTATATTAACACCGTATATAGGGTTTAGTGTAGAGAAGTTTAAAAACGCTCCTTTAACTAAAACTTTAAATGAGTTGTTTATAGCATCGAAAACACCTATGATATTATTAGCTGCTGGATCAAAATCAGCTGTATCATTATCTGTTAAAAACAAGTAAACACTACTATTTATTTCATCTTCTAAATAACCAATACATTTTAAACCTGATATTAAAGTTGACTTATATATATCAGAAACTATTTTATTACCTAATACATTTTCTAATGAACCTACCTCGTCACCTTCTGATTTACTTACTTGAGCGTTAAAAGCTTCGCGGTATTCATTTCTAGGTAATAGGCGAGCATCCAAGTCTTGATTCATCTTGGATTTTATAAAAGTATTTTGAACTTTAGCCATTTAATTTTAGTGTTTTATCCATTTAGATTTACCTCTCATAACTTGTACTATTTCATCAAGTTTAATGTTAGATAATCTTATCTTAGCATTTCTAAGTTTAGCTCTTCTATCTTTCTTTAGTCTTTGAACCAAATATTCAGGTTGATTAGCTCTAGTAGATATAATATAGTGTAATATAGAAGCGTATAGAGCCTCTTCAGCTAGCTTAGGAACCTTAGTGTCATTGTCGTGGGCTAAACCATCAGAAATGTATTCTAAAACAATTAGCCTGTCTACTAAATTACTAGAAAAAGATATCTTACCTTCTCTTTCGTTCATATTAAACCAACCATTAACTTGGGAATACTGAGGGTCTAAACCGTAAATTCTACCGTTATTCCAATTACCATACTCTCCATAAGCATTAGCCCAATATGCCCACTCATCTAAGTTGTTTACTAAGTCAGCGTTTATTATATTTGTATTAGCAGTTCTCCATCTCTCTTCAGTGATTGAAGTGCCTTCTATGTTTTCTCCATAAGAATCTTGAGTAGGAACTCCTTTACCGTCTTGTATAGGTGTTTCATACGGAGATATTGTCAATGCGTTCACAGGGTATATAGGTCTTTTAACACCTAGTTGATCAATCCAAGACATGCGCACGTAATTCACGTAGTCTTGAGGTATAACAACACTTAAGCTTTTAGGTATTGTAAGCTCCGTAGATTTAATACTTTTTAAAGTATCATAACTAAATTCTTGTAAACTTCTCTTAGCAAAGAATAATACATCAGATTTTTTAGCTGTTTGGATTAATTTACCATCACCAACATAACCAACCATAAAGTTGTCTATAGCGTCTGAGAGTTTAATATATTCGTAGCTGCCGTAATTATCTTCAGTTGCACTACCTAAAGCTTGTTGATCTAAAGTTGTAGCATAATTACCACCGTCAAGTGTAGTTAACTGCACTGCTATATAAGTCCCTTGTGATAAATTACCAACTATTTCTATGGTATTATTCTCAACGCTAAACTCGCTAGTATACTGAGTCCAGCTTCCAGGCGATCCATCACCACTAGTATATACTTTAAAATTATTTAAACCATAGTTAGCACCACTAGTACTCCAATCACCAAATACTAAATTAGTATTAAATGTAGTTGTAAACTTTTGGTTTGTGCCTGCTGCAGAAATAAACTCTTGAGCGCCTTGGTAATATTGTTGATTAGTTTCTGTTAAGCTCATATTTTATTATGATTTTTCATTTATTTCAACTTTTCTAGCTTCTTGTTCTGCAGCTTGTACTATTTGAGGATCTCTAACTATAATACCGCAATATTTTAGTATACCTATAGTTAAGTTAGCTTGCTCTGATATGTCTAATTCAAAGTCTGTTGATGCAGAAGAGCTGTAAATATATTGACCTAAACTACCAATACTAAAACCCCATACAGGGTCTTTTGGACTTGTAAGTAGATTTACAGCTAAAGAGTTAGGAGTTGGAGACACTTTTATTAGTAATTGACTAGCGTCATTAGTCGTGTAGCATATTGGATATTGCTTAGATGGTGTGGTAAGCTTTGATCTAGTTATCTTAGAATAATCGCTTTTACTAGTTAACTCAGTTATTGAATCATACTGAGGTTGACCTGTATATGTAGATATTATTTCACCTATTTTATATACGGTTTCAGAACCGCTATATGTAAAACCATCGTTGGTTGCATCATAAGTGAAACTTAATTCTTTTTCAAAAGGATAAAGCTTATAAGCTATATCTTTATAAATGTTAAAAAACTCTGTGTCATTTTGAGAGTTTGTTTGATTCTTACGGTTTTGTTGATTACCGTCCGGAAAATATGATTGAAATATCTCGTCTTGAACTTGTGCTGCTAAACTATTGAACTCTGCGGGTGTTATGTAACCTCGCTGTTCTTTGTTTAATATGTACAAGACTGTTGTATATACTGTGTTTATATTTACCGCCATTTTATATTTTTATTATAATATAGTGGAGACTACTTTCGTAGTCCCCATTATATTAGTATCACTTGTTTTTATAGTTTTTTATCTATAGATTTATAGATTTCTACACCTTCATCCGTCTTTAAAAACGCTGCAAATGCAGAGTAAGGGTTTTCATCAAAAGGTACGTTCATTAATTTTCTACCATTAGATGCCCATGTGAATGTTCTTTGATCTGGAGATAATTTAATTATATTAGCTTCGGAAGCTCTGATAGCAAAGTTTCTAAGTTGAACATTGTCATCATTAGCTAGATTTATAAATAATTCTGGATTACTTCTAGCAAATAAAAGTAAATCTCTTCTTAGTTCTTTTGAACTCATTTGAGTTACTCTAGATCCAATCTCTACTCTTAATATAGCTTCTGCTTGATCTATATCCATACTGCGCGCTGCATTAAGTGCGTCGATTTGAAGATCTAAAATATCAAGTTCATCTTCAGCAACCTCAATAGCGTTAAACTCACTGTAAATGTTTTTACGCATTGGGTGGTATAAAGATAATATTTTTTGTAAATTTTGTTGTTCTTTAGGAACATGCAATGTACCATTTCTAAACGTTATATGTCCCAACGTTGATTCTCCTTTTTGCTCATCTACAAATGGTGATTTTTGATTAGTAGCATATCTAAGCTCTCGTTGAGCCCCAATATTTGCATCAAAATACAAAAGTGAATGTTTAGTTGTATGTCTAGATGGTATTGTAAAAGTTAAAGGAGATTTATCACCTCTTAAAAAGTAATTTCTATCTTTAATCTCCCAGCTTGGTTCAGCTGGTTTTTTTGTTTCTTTTTTTGGAGTAGCTTTTACCACTACTTCTTCTTGAGTTGCAACCTCAATAGTTTCTTCTGCTTGTTTAGCTTTTTTAGCCATGATATAATAAAATTAAATAGTTTGTAATAATAATTACCCCCGCCCGAAGACGGGGATATTTATTGTATTGATTATTATGCTCCAGTGAACAATACGAAATTGTTTGCACCTTGTACACATAAACATCTTTCTGATAGGAAGTTTACTTCCATAGCATCTAAGTCAGATGTGAAAGCTCCTCCAGCAGAACCAGTCAACCAAGACTTCATACGACGATCATCAGCTTGTGAAGCTCTGTATCGTACGTGTAGGAAAGGTCTACGGATGTTAGTTCCTAAGATTTGATCGTAAACAGTAGAAGTTCCAGCTGGTACTAATACTCCTTCGATAGCTGCAGCAGTAGTATCAATTCCACCACGAGTTGAAGCATCGTTTAAGTATTTCCAGTCAGTCTTGTAGAAATCATAAGATCCTCTACGGAAACCGCTAAATCCAAGATTTAAAGCCATTTCTTCTGAGTTTTCAAATAATCCAAAAGCAGTTCCACCTTGCTGACCAGCAGAGATGTTAGCCAACATATCATCAAAATCTAAAGATGTTTGACGGTTTAAGAAAAGCATATTCTCTTCAATAGCACCTTGAGTATCTAGGTTTTTCAAGATAGCATCAAAAGCAGTAAGACCAGCAGCAGCAGTAAATCCTGCGTTGATATTTCCTCTGTCTTTGATAGCAGCGAATAAACCTTGAGTACCTTTAGCTCCAGCGGTAGCAGCTCCAGATCCTGCAGCAGCAAGCTCACCTTCAACTACAGACATTTCTAGGTAATCTTCAAAACGTAGACGAGTTTCAGATTCAGCCTTTAAATACCATAGGTAACCAGATGTTCCGTCTTCAGTAGCAACTTCAACCCATCCGATTTGTGCCATATCAGATCCGTTTACAACGTATTTATTTCTGATGATGATAGGAGAGTTAGAGTACTGTGTGAAAGATGGAGTAATTGTTTTGTAACCGTCAGTATCACCAATTCCAGTTGAGTTAGTGATAGCTTTTCCTTTTCCGTACTCAGAACCGTATACAAAGATCTTAAGACCAGTACCAGATAAACTAGAAGTATCAGCTGCAGTATAAGGCGCAACCTCTACAGTAGCAAGAGCGCCTGCTTGAGATGATTCTAGTACTAAAGCTTTAAGCTCTAATGAATTAGCTGTATCTAAAATTACAATAGTTTGATCTTTAGAAATTACGTTTTCTACAAAAGCGTCTCCAACTCCACCTACTGTGAAAGTTAAAGTGTTAGTTCCATCATTATTTACATCGTTATAAGCAACGTGTAGTCTATTTTGCTCAGACCAGATTACTTGGTCAGAAGTCATTGGCATTTCAGCTCCAACCATACGTAAGAATCCAGATAAAGTTCTGTTTCCATAACGCTCTACTTCTTGTTCGTAGATTTCAGGTAAGTACTGTTGTGCGAAAGTGTCAGAGTCGCCAGGGTTAGCTCCTCCATTAAATGATAAATAGTTATCACTCAATAATTGTTGTTTTTGACTCGGTTTAATTGTACCGAATGCTGGTGTTAAAGCCATGTTTTAAATTTTTTAAGTTAAAATTTTCTTGTTTTTATTTTTAATTTTGTAGAATCAGCACCAGAAATAGACTTAACTTTAAATCCGTTAACAAACACATCACCTTGTGTGGACCTAGCTTTGGTATCACTTAAGTTTTTAGATTTGTTTACAACTTCTTTAACAGCGTCTGCTTTTCCTTGCTCATAAAAATGAGCTGCTATTTTATCTACGTTTTCAGCGGCATACATAGCTTTGTGATAACCTTTCGTGTCACTAACGTTACCGTTTTTGTCAAGGAACTTCCCTACAAGGTTGTTAATGTTTGATTGGTTTTCTGCAACTTTATCACGATTTTGAATATTATACTTATAATTCTTATCACCGACTTTGATATCGAAACCTTCGAAACTATCGCTGAAAAGTTTTTTAGTATTTTCTTTAAATTGTGCGTGTTGTTGCTCAGCTACTTCCTGCTGCTTATTATATCGGTTGAAAAAGTCCATTGCTTTTTGTTGATCCTGAGTAACGCCCGGTCTCAACTTGATCTCGTCGTAATATTTACTCTTAGTCTCTTCTAAAAAGCTTTTAGCTTTTGCAACTTCTTCTTTAAACGCAAGTTTTTTCTTACGTATATCTTTATCCTCATCTAGATCTTCGTCATAGTCAAAGTCTTCTAATAATAAATCAACATCTGAATTATCTAAATAAGGTTTATTTTTTTTGTAATATTCTTTTAATAAAGTTTTATCATCTACATTAGAGTAGTCCGCGTTTAAGCGGGTATAATCCTCTATTGTCCCACCTGTTTCTTCCATAAATGAAACTAGTTTTTCGATGTTTTCAGGCAATTGTCTACCTAATACTTTTTCATCTCTAATAGCTTCTTTAACTTCAGCCTCTGTTTTTTTAACTTCTTCAGCTGAAACTTCTTTTAGTGGACTAAAGTCTTCTAACTTTTCTTCGGTGGCCCGTACTTCTTCAACCACTTTTTTGCTGTCGCCACTGTCTTTGGACTCTTCGACAACAACATTGCTATCATCTGTCTTTTGTGCTTGAACGGCATTATCTTCTTTTTTTACTTCTTCTTTAGGTATTACAACTTTTGTAACCTCCTCTTCAACTTTTTTCACGGGTTCTTTTAATTCAACCTTTGTGATTTCGTTTTTTTTACCTAGATTTTTAGGTTTTTTAGGCTTAGCCTTCATCTTGAAGTCGCCTTCTTGTTTTACTTCTGACATAATATAATATAATTAAATAATTGTTAATAGCGTTTTACATAAACGCACCCAATCCTTGTTCAGGTTGGTTTTCAAAATCTATCGGCAAGCCATCGTTTTTTCTTTGGCTTATCATTTCACTCTGTTGAGTTGCTTGTATTTTAGTTCTTTTATCTTTACGATCTTCTATAGCTGCTTCTTTTTGTTGAGTAGCTTGAACTTCTAATTGTTTAAGTTTCATATCGTACTCAAACTTCTGTTGCATTTTCCGCATATCAAGTTGAGCTTCGGTTTGCATACGCTGTATCTCCATTTGAGATTTAGCTTGCTCAAATTGTACTTTAGAACCGCTAATAGCTTCTTGCTTTTGAACTTCTGCCATAGCTGTTTTTTCTGCAGTAGAAGCTTGAGCATCAGCTTGAGCTTGTATATTTGACTGCTGAATAAGCATATCTTGTTTTTGCTTTTGCTTACGCTTAATTTTAAGCATTTGGTTAGCAAGCTTAAGATTTTTAATCTGTCTTAAGTCAATAGCGTCTTCAAGATCAATACCTCCTTGTTGTATAGCAACTTGTATATTTTGCTCTAATTGAGCTTTTTCTTCTTCATCTGGTTCTAGTTCTAAGAAAATACCAAAATCATGTAGATTAAGATTTATTATCTCATCTAGCGTTTTAATATTATAAGTAGATATAGAGTTTTGCAAAGAGCTTCTTGTTAATGGAAACTCTAAAGCATCAGCTATTTTAAGAGCTATATTCTCAGCTATTTTAAGCGTCAAGAATAAGCTAGACTGAACAATATGTCTAGTAGCAACATTAGATGCGTTAGCGGCCATTTTCTGTAAACCTACTAAAGAGTTTTTGTCTACAGTACTTCCATCTCTAGCTTCATTTAATCCCGTAACATCACGGATCATTTGTAAGTAGTATTGGTAAGTTTGTATTAAACTCTGTATTTTACCATAGCCATTAGAACTACTTAGCTCTTGAATAGGTACTTTTCCGGCGTTCATATCACCGTCTTGAGTTAATGATCTACCAACAATAGAACCTGTTTGGAAATACATGTTTAAAGCTTCAGCAGGGTTATAGCTTGTGCCATTACCTAAATCAACTTCTGCTAAACCGTCCATATCTAAGTATACACCGTCTGGCACCATACGAGATAACACTTGTTGTAGTTTCAAGTGTGTTATTTGTATCATATCAGCAAAGCCGACACATTTACTAACTACAGAC